TCCGAGACTTTGTTCCTGAGGGTGGTGCTTTGAATTCTCAACACTTATATGGACAAGCAGCCGACTTGCAGTTCCCGGGATTCAGCAAAGACAAATACTACGAAGTGGCTCAATGGATTAAAGCCAACATAAATTTTGACCAATTACTCTTGGAATACAAGACCACAGGCAGCAGAATGCCATGGATCCATGTCACATTTAACAGAAATGGATGTAGAAACACATTTGGAACATTCATGAATCACAGATATGCTTCTGGGGGTCGTGGCACGTTGTTAAATCTTGGTAACGTCTAAAGTAACCATATAAATATTCAATAAAAATGCCTATTCTTTCTCCTAACAAACTATACAAAGATTTGGACATCACATTTTCGGCACATCCAGAAACACAAGATGTGCTGAAAAAAATTGATGTGAATTCCGTGAAACAATCTTTGAAAACGTTATTATTCACAAACATGGGAGAAAGATTGTTTCAACCTGAAGTGGGTTCTAAGATTCAAGGTTTACTGTTTGAGCCTATTGATCCCATCACGACACAAACATTGAAACGAAGCATAGAAAACACCATTGAAACCTATGAACCTCGTGTGAGTTTAGATTTAGTTGATGTGGTTCCTGTGGAAGAAGAAAACAGTTATGAAGTATCCATTTACTTCACTGTGTTAGGTATAAATCAACCTACATCACTAACAGTAACACTAGAGAGATTACGATAATGGCAGAACTTAACGTCACAGAATTAGATTTTGATACCATTAAAAATAATTTACGAACCTATCTAGCTGCTCAGCCTGAATTCACAGATTATGATTTCACTGGTTCAGCATTGAATTTGCTTTTAGATGTGTTATCATATAACACACATTACAATGCAGTTCTTGCCAATTTACAAGCCAATGAAATGTTCATTGACACTGCCATTAAAAGAACATCTGTGGTTTCTTTGGCAAAAATGTTAGGATATAGCCCACGTTCCACAACATCTGCTAAAGCACGTGTAGATTTGTCAGTAACAAAAGATGTTACTGTAGGTAACACATTGTCTATTACACCCGCTGTGAAGTTTAATGCTGCAATAAACGGAACATCTTATACATTCAATGTTAATGAATCTCAAACTGCCACAGTAAACAATGAAAACAAGTTTGTGTTTACTGATGTGGAATTGATTGAGGGTGTATATCTATCTAATAGTTTTTTAATTGGTGCAGATAATTTATCTGGACCGCTCATTATACCTAACGGTAACGTAGATACTTCAACAGTAGAAGTTTCTGTTCAAACATCCACCTCTAATTTAACAAGTGTTGATTGGGTGAAAACCTCTAGCATTGTAGATGTAACTAGCACTAGCAAAGTGTTTTGGGTGGAAGAAAACAATGCAGGTCAATATCAAGTGATATTTGGTGATGATAATGTTGGCGCTAAATTGATAGCTGGCAACATTGTCACCATCACTTATCTTGTGTCTGAAGGTTCCAATGCCAACGGCGCACGAGTATTCACTTTAGTTGGTGATATTGATGGTGAAGACCAAGTAGACATCACTATTATTCAACCCTCAGCTGGTGGAGCATCAAGAGAAAGCATTGATAGCATTCGTTTCAATGCACCTAAATTCAATGCTAACAGAAATCGAGCAGTCACAGCAGAAGATTACAGAACACTCATCAAGCAAAATTTCACAAAAGCCAGAGAAGTTACTGTGTGGGGCGGAGAAGAAAATGATCCTCCTGTATATGGATCCGTGTTCATCTCCATTGACCCAGTAACCAATGCTGTGTTAACTGATGCAGACAAAGATTTCATTAAAGAATCTATTCTACGTCCGCGTAGTGTAATGAGTATTAAACATGAATTTGTGGATCCAGAATATGTTTATCTTGGTATTGAAGGCATTGTGAATTACAATTCTAAGTTGACTAGTTTAAAGCCTTCAGATTTATCAGTTCTTGTGACAAATGAAATAGAAAACTATTTTGACACGGAATTGGGAACATTAGATAAAACATTTTTCTTATCTAAATTGACAGAAACAGTGAAAAACACTAACACATCTATTGTAAGTTCTGTGTTTAAACTTCGATTACAAAAAAGAATTCCTGTGGGTATTAGCACAACATCAGGATATTCCAAAGAGTTGAATTTCTTAACTGCCATAGATCCTGAAACATTTCGAAGCAGTAACTTTGTAACTAACATTAATGGATTGACATATCAAGGATATCTACAAGATTTCAGTGATGATGCTGTTGCCAATGATGATGGATATGGCACCATTAAATTCATTGAAGCACAAACTAGATTACCAATAGCCACAGTTGGAACAGTACATTACAATGCGGGATTGGTAACACTACAAAATGTCATTGTATCTGGGTATCTTGGTAACATCAATGAATTATATTTGTCAGTTCGTCCTCAACCATTATATCAAAACATTTCAAGTGCAGTAGTAAGAACATCAGATACCTCTGCGTTTGCCGTGGCAGCACTTCCATCACGAAACAGTATTTTAACATTAGATGATAGTCAAAGCAATTCAGTAGCTAACATTTCTGCTGGATTAACAATTTCTTGCCGTCCATTCACTGAAGTATAATGTCGATTAAGAGAAAGCTGCATCATTTAATTTCAGGACAAATTCCTGAATTTGTTCGGGTTGAATACCCGCAGTTTGTCACCTTCCTAGAACACTATTATAAGTTTCTAGAAAATCAAGGTGAAGTTCATGATGTATTGCTCAATAACATGGATTGGATGGACATTGATGAAACATTGGATGTGTTTATTCCATATTTCAGAAATCAATACACTTATGATATGCCAAGCGATACGGTTCTTGATAACCGTCGTTTGATAAAATACATCAATCAATACTATGAAGCCAAAGGTTCAGAAACATCCACGGAAATGTTTTTCCGTTTCATGTTCAATGATACAGCCACAGTAAAATATCCAGGTGATTATCTTCTTCGTGCTTCAGATGGTCGTTGGAGTAGAAAACGTTTCATCAAGGTAGATACTACTTTATTTCCAAATGAAAACATCTACGAACTGAAAGAAAAAGTCATCACGTTATATTATTTGGAATACATTGAAGGTGCTGGTAATTTTGCACGAACAGTTACTACACGATGCCTTGATGTCTATGAAACATCACGTCCTAACATCTATCAATTGCAAGTTGACATCAATCCTAACTATCAATTTCCAGATGACATTTCTGCTGACCTTACATTAGCACCAAGTTTAGGTTTCTACGACACTCACGATTATGTACAATATGTTGGAGATGAAACCATTACGTATGGTACCATCTCTAAGCAGTTAACTTCTGTTTTAAGTGTTGATGAACCAGGTAGTAGATTCCGTCGTGACGATACCTACTTCGTTTCAGAAACAGGTCTAGAAGGGTTATATTTTGCTGGTGACTATACAGAAGTTACCGCTGGGTCTGCTGCTTACGCCTATGAACTACTGCAAAACAACGCCATTGTTCGTGTAGTTAAAACAGAAAACACATTTGCTGAACAATACTTCCTTGAAGATTACACACTGTTCGGTGATTATGCATCTGCTCCTACCCGTGGTAAAATTAAGTTGTTGTCCATCGTGGATAGCGGTGAGAAGTTCTTGGTTCGTAAGACAGGTGTGATTGAATCTGTCACCATCTTGGACGGTGGTTCTGGATATGCCGTGGGTGCCACAGCTGTGAATCTTGTGGGTGACGGTTCAGGTGCTGAATTCCGTGTGTTAGTGTCTGGTGGTAAAATCACACAAGTCACTGTGGTGAACGGTGGTTCCAACTACAGCACAGAAATCAATCCCTCCACAGGACTTCCTTTAACAACGCTGACCGCCTCGGGTTCAGGTACTGGAGCTGTGTTTGAAGTGAACATTTCCACCGGATATACTCCTGTGAAAACCTTCTCCGTGGACTTCAATAATGGTCGTTCAGGTTCTTCAACTGCCGCCATCACGTTTGCCACAGGTCACATCTATCATGCACCTGGTGAATATGTTGATAATGCCGGCTTCTTGTCAGACATCATCACACTTCAAGACAATGATTATTATCAACCATATTCTTATGTCATTGAAACCACAGAACAATTATCCAACTGGAAGAGCACATATTTAAAGAGCTCACATCCTGCGGGCTTCAAGATGTTCTCCAATTTGTTGTTGACTGGTAACCTTACACCAGAAGAAATCACAGTGGATGATGATTTCAATCAAGTGGACATTGAAGATTTGCCATATCGTGAATTGGAAGAAACAGTTACAGTATCAGAAGTGGTGGCCAAAGCCATCAGTCGCCCCGTAACCACAGACACGGTATCTGTATCTGATGTAGCACAAGTAGCTATTGTATATCTTGAAACTCCTTCAGACACCGTATCCACAACAGATGTGTTGACAATGGATACAAGTCTTGGTGCAACTGATGTTGTGACAACAGGTGATGTGTTAGCACAAGATGTGGAAAAACCATTAAGTGATAGCACCACGGTAACGGATGAAGCAATTCTTGGTGTAACCATAGCACTTACCGATAGTTTAACCATCACTGATAGTTTGTTCCAAGATTTTGACCAACAAAATGACGTAACATCTGATTTACAAGAAGATGTGTCTACAGTTGATGTCACATCATTTGCTGTAGAAAAATCTTTATCTGACACATTCACGACAACAGATGATACAGTACTAGAAACAGAAAACGCATACGTTGATTCAGTTTCAACATCACACGTTACAACATTTGTGACTGACATGGTATTCACAGATACTATTACATTGTCTGATACTACCAATGTAAACTTCAATCAACAAAATGACGCAACATCAGATTTACAAGAAGATGTGGGTGTCGTAGATAACATTGCATTAAATACTGAATATGTGTTTACTGATACACAATCCATTACTGATAATGTAAATACAATAAACACAGAACTTGAAAAATCTGATAGTATTATTACAACCGATGTTCTTACAAAAAACATTGAATACACATTATCTGATTCACAAAATTTCATTGACAACTTATCAGTAGAAACCACAATTGCTTTGTCAGATAGTGTTTCATCTTCAGATAGTTTAGATGTGTTGATTGTAATTCCAGTGGAATTGTCTGATAGTGTTAACATCACAGAAACAGTTACAAAAGATAAGGATTTCTCATTCTCAGAACAACTTTCATTAAATACTGTTACAGAAATTGAATTCCTACAAACACATGATGACACCAGTGAATTGTCTGAAAATCTTCCACTTGTAGATGTGGTATCATTAAGTGTAAACAATACTGCAACTGATAGTATAAGTACTTCTGAAACATTTGTGAAAGAAATTACACTTGGACTCTCAGATACGTTCACACTTGTTGATGATATAGCAACAGATTTCACACAACTTAATGACGCAAGCAGTGATTTAGTGGAAGAAATCACATTGTCAGACGCAACAGCATTTGACATTGATTACCTAATTCCAACAGACACGGTAACTGTCTCTGACGCCAATGTTCTAGAACCACAAAAGAATGTTTCTGACTCACAAACTGTAACGGATGCGGGTGGAACCATCTGGGTAGATAGTTATTTCGTGAACGGTAGATTCTCTGCATCACCGTATGTGGCAGGAGATTATGTTGGAACTGGATATAGTTTATAAATTTTGTATAAATACTAGTATTGATTAGTAGTTTTTCAACAACCAAAACAACCAGAGGAAAAAATGGAAGAATTAATCAAAGCAACCGGTAAGGTTAAGATTGTTGTTCACGATGAAAATGGTGTCGTGAAAGAAGAACGTAACATCGACAATCTTGTAGTTACTGTAGGTAAGGCCTACATCACATCACGTATGATTGGCACATCATCAGGCGTAATGTCACACATGGAAGTGGGTACTGACAATACTTCAGCATCAACTGGACAAACTGCACTTATTGCTGCTGTATCAGGTTCACGTACAGGTTTGACATCTTCAACACAAACCACATCATCAAGCAGCAACGACTCAGTACAATATGTTTGCACATTCCCTGCAGGCACAGGTACTGGCGCTCTAGTTGAAGCTGGTATCTTCAATGCCTCATCATCAGGTACCATGTTGTGCCGCACTGTGTTCTCAGTAGTGAACAAGGGTGCATCTGACGCTATGACCATTACTTGGACTGTCACACTTTCATAATTAAAAACTAATGCCAGCTTTATTGCCGATTAGGTTCCGGACGGAACTAGCACGCAGTTTTCACCGAGATATTGTAAATACATTGAATGTTCCTAGTGGAGAGTTGAACACTCTGAACACACTAGATACTACAATGTACACCTATTCGGCAACAGCTGGTGACACCACTTTCTCTGGGGAAGATGTCAAGGGTAAAACTTTGGCATACACCCCAGGCAGAGTGGAAGTATACATTGATGGTGATAAAATCTTAACAGACGATTACATTGCCACCAATGGAACTAGCATTGAATTTCTAACTCCCATTGGTGAAGAAGTTACAACATTGACCATTCGTGGTATTGAATTTGCTGATACAGCAATCAACACCAGTCAAGACACCATCACTTATGTTGACCATGGATTCAATGAAGGTGACCAAGTGTTATATTTTGAAAATGGTGCTACAACTGGCATTACCAACATGGTGAATGCTGTATCCTACTATGTGATTTTCATTGATGAAGATACCATTAAGTTGGCTACTAGTAGAGCCTATGCCATTGCATCATCTCCTACTGCCATTAACCTAGATGGGTCTCCATCAGGGTCAGCATTTCAGTTGGTATTGATGGAAGAATATATTGACGGTGCAGCTGTAGATACACAACTGGTGAATTTACATGGCATCACAGTACCTACCACAGGTGTTGATACTGGTACTGAAACCATCACATCATTGAATCATGGATTATCTATTGTTACCTATTATTCCAATGGTGGTACCACCCTTGGAGGGTTAACCAACAACAGTGAATACTATGTTGTGAATGCCACAACAGATACATTTAAATTGTCATTGACATCCGGCGGATCGGCAATCAATTTTACTGGAACAGGAAATAGTAATCAAGCATTTTTGCGTATTGACAACACCTTCTATCTTGCCTCACACGGATTTGTGACCGGTCAAGAAGTTATCTTTACTGAAGATGGAGGAAGTATCTCCACATTAACTGATGCCACAAACTATTTCATCATCAAGGTGACCAACAACACCATTAAGCTAGCTACAACATTGGCTAACGCTCAAGCAGGAACAGCCATCAACATCAAGCCCTCATTTGACATCGGTGACATGATTCTAACAGGTCCATTGGATCAAACAGTCACCATCAACACCTTTACATTAACAAATTATCCAAATCCTCATGATTATTTCTATGTGTTTCTATCACGACCAACGGAATGGGCCAATGAACCCACACCGCCAACTCCTGTAGATGCACGTTCAGATGATTCTTCCATTAAACGGAACATTTTAGGTGTAAAGAAAGTTAATCCAAGTGATGTCACATTGTTGGCTAGAAGAATTGATTGGACAACAGCTACCGTGTATGACCAATATGATGATACAATAGATATGTCTGATTTAGATTTCTATGTATTCAATTCCGACAATTTCCGAGTATATAAGTGTTTAAGTAACAATAATGGAAATCCATCCACTGTGAAACCAAGTTTCTCAGAAGTTGGTCCCAAGACGCTATCAGATGGATACATCTGGCAATTGTTGTACGAAGTACCAGCTGCTGACCGTGTGAAATTTTTAACTGCTGATTATGTTCCTGTGAAGTTCTATGGTACATCTACACGA